CGTACCATTGGCTAGCGGCTGACTGACCGATAGTAAACGCGGCCTGTTCGGCTGCCATCACTAGGGCGTTAGTTTCTTGGATTGCTGTAGCGCCGCCCTTAATAAGTTCGGCTGCAATAGCCGCGCCGCTTTCGCCGCCTGCGTCGAGTACAGCCTGCAACGCTTCTTGGGATAGTCCTAACTGCAACAGCGTTTTGACGTCTTGGCCGTACTTAACAATACCTGCTACCTGATCTCGTAAACCTTGTAGAAACCCGGCGCCTGTTTCGTCGCCTGCGTCTTTAGCGTCTTGGAAACTAAACGCGTCTTTAATGCCGTCGCTAACGTTTGTAGCAAAATCGTTAAACGCCTCTTGCGCTTCGGCTAACTGGGTTTGCGCGTTGGCTAGTGCGTCTGCCAAATATGTTTTAAGTGCGTCGCTGGCCTCTTTAACGCGTTCAGCCATTTTCTTAGCCTTATCGGATACCCCGCCTATAGCAGTGTCTACTTCCTCAATGGCTGGGGGCAGTGGCGTTAGCGAACCGCCAAACGTGCGATTACCTTCCACGGCTGATTTGGTGGCGTTTTTGTAAACCATAAACGCGCCAGCAGCAACTACTAGCCCGGCAGCAATAGCGGCAGCACCTACGCCCAACGTTAGGGCCGTGTTGGCAGCGGCAGCGCTGGCAGCCAGTGACCAGTTCAGCGCCGTGGTTACTACGGTTACCGCGTTAGCGATAATTTGCGCTGCCTTAAATCCGATAAGCGCGGTAGATATTGCGGCTATAGCAGTGCCGACGCCTAACAAAATCCCTGTATGGTCAGCAGCCCAATTACCAAAGTTAATTAGGTACGGCAACACTTCCATAACAGCAGGCAATAACGCCATGCCTATACTTTCCTTGGCTTCGTCAAGTGCCACGTTAAGGCGCTTAAATTGCCCTTGCGCGGTACCTGCTGCAACAGCGGCTTGACCACCAAACGTTTTAGCCATAGCAGCCATAACTTCATCGAGGCTGGCACCGTCTTTAATCATTTTCTTTAGTTCAGGCGACAGCAGGCCTAACGCTTTATAGTTGCCGCCGTACGCTTTCGCTAGCGCGTCACTAACCGAACCTAAATCCTTGCCCGTGCCGGCTGAGATATCCATAGCAAGTTTTAGGCCGTCGGTTGCTGCCGTTACGTCTTGGGTTACTCGAACCAGTGACGCAAACGCTGGGCGTAGTTCATCATCAGCAACGCCAGTAGCCAGCGACATTACCGATATTTGTTCCTCGATTGCGGCTATTTGGCTGTCGGTTGCGCTAGTAACGTTTTGTAGGGTTTTGGCTAATATCGCTTGCGCGGCGCTGTCCTCTACGGCGGCTTTAATGCTGTACCCGGCAGCAACAGTAAGCGCGCCCATAGCGGCAACCGCTGGCAAAAACGCTTTACCTGCTATATAGCCCGCTTTTTGCGACGTGGTTTCTAGCGCCTTTAGTTGGGTGATTGCTTGCTGAAACCCTTTGCCTTCGAGGCTGCTGATTATCGGTATGTTAATTGCCATGGCGTGTTACCAGTTTTCGGTTTGTCTTTTCCATAACAGTATCTACGATTTGCATAACCTTTTCGGTGACTGCCTCGCGGTTATTTTCTACCGCAATATCTACAGCGCGGGGCTGGCCGCCTACTTCCACGTCAAGGTTTGTTACAAACGTGCCCTGAGTTTGTGCCCCGGCATGGTCATAAATTGCGCCTGCAGCGTCAGCCTGTTGGATAACCATAAGTTGGTAAGGCTTAGAACCGTAAACCACTTGGCTGGTATAACGGTTGCCTAGATCATCACTACGGTTAAAGTTTACGTAGCGTTCCTTGCTAGCCCGTACGCCTACTTTTACCTTAAAACCTTTTTGTACCTGATCTGTTTTCCAACTGGTATTACGGCCTTTAATTAAATTGCCGCGAACCATGCCCGACAGCGGCGCCCCGTTTTGTTTGCTGTTATCAAAATGGGCAACCATGCTACGCGCTTCGCTAACGATCTGCTGGCCAGCGCCGCCGATCTGTTTAGTTACTTCGCGCCTGTACTTGTTATCAAAATCGTTTAACTCTTTTAGCGCCTCTTTAATACCGTAGATTTCGGGGATAGCCGCGCGCGCAACCATTACCTACCGCCGCGTTGCTTATTCAGTATTTCTATGGTGGCGTTCATATCGTCTAACTCGAATGATAGTTCACTAGGCCAAAAACCTGTTGCTACTAAGATTTCGGCAAGTGCGCGGCGCACCGTGCCGTTTAGGCTTTTGGGTCAGCGGCCTCGACTACCTCAATAGACGCCAGCGAACTAATGAACTGGTCAAGGTTGCCCGGTACCGTGGTACCTGTAGCGCGTGTTGCTTCGTAGCAAAGATACGCCAAATCCTCAACGCCTACGCCTTGCGCCATTTCTGACGCCTTACGCCTGTACTTGCGTTCCCAAGCAACCACCGTACTTAAATTGGTGGTAACCGTGTTTGTCGTGCCGTCGTTAAACGTTGCTTTAAGTGTTAATTGCATTGTGCCTGCCTTTGTGTCGGGCCGTTGCCGGCTTTAATTAAACTTCGACTACTGAGTAAACGCCGCCTGTAAAGGTAACGCTTACGGTACCCAATGCGCCTAGTGCCATTGTGTAAGGGATCGCTTCCAAGTATGCGCCTGTAAGGGTCATGGTTGGGTTGGTAGCAGTGCCGGGGCTGGTTGCTGACGGTGACCACGAAACGGTTACCGAGGTGCCTACCAATGCTTTAAGCGTTGCGTAAGTTTCCGAAGCGGCAAACGACGCGTACAAATCAAGTTGCAGCGTGGAGTTTTCTAGGCCAGCAGTGTAACTGCGTGACGTTGTGCCAAACGCGGTACTTTCCAGCGCCTCAATAGTGCGCGTAAAAACCAAACCTTGGCACTGATCCTGCAAAGAAACTGCGTTCACGGTCACGTTCGGATTGCTGAGATAAGTTGAGGTTGCCATAGTAGTTAGTCCTTTGGTGTGTTCTTGCTATTAGTTTTAGCAGGTTTTGGGGTTTCATTTGTGGATTGCTTTAATAGGCCGCCCTCGACTAGGGCCGCTACGTTTATGCCGTTGGCGGCTGCACTTTCGGCGTCATATTCTGTGCCGGGTTCGCCTAAGCGTGGGCTAATAATCGTGTAAGGCATTTGGTTTCCTAACTGGTTTGGGCTTGCATTTCTATAGTTAAATCGTAGGCGGGCATTTCGGCCCCACCGATAACAGCAATAGTAGGGCGGCCAGCGGTTACGGCAACGTTTTTACCTACTACCAAACTTGCTAGGTGCATTAGGTTTCGTTGCGCGTCAAGGTTGCCCGGGCCAAGGGTAATTAGGCGCACCGTGTAGGTCAGTTGCACTATGTTTCCGCCGCCGCCATAAACCACAAAACTAGGCGCGTCTATGAACGCACAAGGCGGCACAAGGTTACGGGGGTCTGTTACTACCTGCAGCCCTGTAACCGTCGTTAGCGTGGCTGCTAGATCGTCTAGCGCCTCATTAAACAGATCGGTGTAGGCAACAGGCATTAGGCAACCTGTGGCCGTGGTATGCCTAACAGCATTTTAATAGCCGGGCTGAGGCCTACCGAACTGCCAGCGGCCATACCGTCAAACGCTGCAAAGTCTGTTACCGCGCCACGCTGCCTGTAAAAGAAACCGCCAAGGCTGATCGTGCCAAGGGTTACCTGCCCATTAGGCGACGTGGTAAGGCTGTCTATATAGCCTGCCTCTTGACGTCGAGTAAACGCAAGGCTATTAGCAGCCAAAGCGCATTGGGTTAAGAATGTCGTATCAAGTGCCGACGCTGTACCAATACCTAACCAGTCTTCTATTTGCGTGGCCGTAATCCACGTGCAAGTTTCGGTAAACGTAATTGTGCCGCTGGCAGCGCTGCGTTGTACGTTGTTTCCCGTGCATGAATATAGAACCTGATTAGGTACCGGTACTTCGTAATCGTAAAGTAAATCACCGTACTCGTCTACGCCAATAAACAAATACTCAGGTATAGCCCGAACGGTGAACGTGCCGTTAAAAGGTACGCCAACTGTTGCAACTGTAAAACTGCCGCCTACTACTAAATCGTTTGGCGTGAGGGTTTGCAGTACTGCGAAATTGTCCAGTAACTGTTTATGGGTGACCGAGTAGACGGCCATAACTGGCCTACCTTTCGGTTATCAGACGAACTTAACGAACTTGGTTGCGTCTGCCATGAACGCGGCTGCGTAGCCACGGTAGGCAATAGTGCGGCCAAGTGTGCTTGGTACGTCTACCGAGATAGCGCCCTTTTGCTGTTCGTAGAACTCGAACCCTGCTGCTGGGCCTGCTGCGTGTCCCATGAATGAACCGGGTGCGTGCTTGTCTACTACAAGTACCAAACCAAGCGGGTTACCGTTCCATGAGTTGGCTGACAGTTCGCCCGGTGCGTTCATAGCGCCGATCTGTGGGAATACTGGGCGGCCTGTGCTGTCTACCAATGAACCCAACGCTGCCCACGTACCCGGTGTAACGAACATATGGGTAGGTAGGTAGTTGCTGGTTTGGCTAATTTGACGGGCGCCATCATAGATAGCGGCGATCCAGTCGGCAGGATCTGAAGTGTCGGCTACTGATGAAGTTTGTGTAATTGCTGCATGGCAAGTATCTACTGCATAGTTATCAGTTGCTTGGCCGTAAGCGATTGCCAACTGGTTTAACACAATGTTAATCGAGGCTGGGTCAGTCCAGTCTAAATCCTGTTCAGACATTGTTACAAATGTTCCAAATGTCAATTTGTTTACGTTGTTATTAGCAACGGTAACAGTGCTTGGGTCAAGTTGGTTTAGTTGGCCCGTTGGCTGCTGTGTTACTACTGGGCGTACCGTAATGACTGGGCGGCGGAATGTTGCGCCGCTTTGTGGCATGGCCTTAGCACCAATAGCGCTAACAAACGGTCTGATCGGGTTAAGCGAATCGTAGACATTTGTGGTCAGCACTTCTGGTAACAGGCCGGGGGTGTCAGTGGTAGTAATGTTTGGCGCTGCTGCCTGAATACGTGCGTTCATTTCGGCAAGTACGCCGCCGCCCTGAATTGTTGCAGCGATAAACTCGCTAGCCGATGGCAACTTAAAATTGCGTGGCTGCGCGTACAATGGCTGGGCCATTGGTGCGGCTTCGATAACGGCTGGGGTTTCTACTGGGTTTGACATTTCGTTATTCTCCTCTACGGGTTCCTGTTTATCATTTAACTCTACTTCGTCGGGCTGTTGGTGGATACTGGCGGCCACTCGATCTACTGACGCGCCAGCAAACGCACCGAACGGCACGAGGCTTAATTCTTGCCACTGGGCGGCCTCGATCACCATTACGCCTTCAGCGTCGTAACTAAACTTTGTGGGGTTTACGCCTACGGATACTGCGTCTAAAACGCCGTCAGCGGCCAGTACTAGCGCTTCGTTTCCTAGCGTGGTTTCGCTTATGCGGGCTTCGTACATCATGCCGCCGGGTGTGTCTACCATAGCGGTTACCAAACCTACGGCCTGCGTGCTGTCATGGCCCAAATATAATTTGGGCATTTTGCCGCCAGCGTCAAGGCTGCCCGGCATAAACATAACTTTAGTGCCGTCGCTTACCGTGGCTTGCACGTTGTACGGCAAGGCAAGGCCCGCCAGTGTGCGGCGTGGCATGCCGTCGGGGCCTGCCGCGTCGAGTGTTAATTCTTGCTGAGTTAGTTTAAGCATTGGGCATTACTCCAGTTTCGGCAGTGTCGTAGTTTTCGTTTTCTTTTTCCATCAAATAGTTTTCGCTTAGGTAGTCCTCTATATCAAACTTTACGTACGTGCCGCGCGGTAGCACGTTATCTGCGCTTAGCGTTTCGCTAATACAGTCCATAAACAATTTGGCGCCAAACATATATAAATCTTGCCGCGCTTGGGTGCTGTTTTGGTATGAGTAACTACCAGTTGCTACACCTAACAAATATGGCGGGCAGTTTGCTAGCCGGGCTATTTCTAGTGCCTGATATTCTGAGGCCTCAACCAGCATTTGTTTACTGGGGTCTGTAGTGGTTTCGGTGTAGGTAACAAACTCATTTAATGCGGCAACAGTGTTCGTAAGTCGTGCGGCCTCGAAACTTTGCGACAGTTGTTGCAGTTCCTCGCCGCTTAATGGTTCGCCGCCAACTTGGCGCAATACGCCGTTGGGCAGTGAGTTAGCAGCAGATCGCAACCGGGCGCCTTCGAGTTTAAGCGACGTTAAAACAGCGTTAGGGCTAGTAAATAACAAACCTTGGATAGGGCTAATAAATTGCACGACGTCGCGGTGGTCTACTGGCAACCCGCTAAACATTATTTGTTTAGACGGTGCAAAGAAAACGGGGCCTGCCTGATCCTGCGTTAATACCATGGCGCTAGGCATACGCTGAAACGCGCTAGGGAAACCGTCAGCAGTGCGCGCGGTGATCGCTAAAAACGCCCGCTGAGTAAAAAAAAGATCATCAAATAACCACGCAAATAGTGTGCTGTTTGGTAGCGCTGGGTCAAGGCGACGCAACCAACTACGCGGCGCTATATCTACCTCTTCCATTTCTTCGCCGTTCCACATTTCGTTATACATTTTTAGTGGCGTGCAACCAATGACACTTGCCAACAGATCGCGCGCCCGGGTAATGGCCGGCACACTCATAGCGCGTTGGCGTGTGTTGCCTTGCGTAAACGCATAAAAGTTATCGAGTTGCGACATACCGACATTACTGCCGGCGGCGGCCTTTACTACAGGTTCGCGGCTGTCAGCGGTAGCACGTGTAAAAAGGCCCATAGGTTTAGTTTGCCATATCTAGTAAAAGTTTGGTGGCACTGACTAGGCCCGATCAGTTCCCGACGAAAAGACTAGGTAACTTCCAGCCAGTGCCAAACCAATACTAGCCAGCAGCGCTAACTATTATGGGTTTGCCCATAGCGGCAGGTTTGCCGACTAAGGCAACAGCAAACACTAAACAGCGTGCCATTGAGATAGGCCCGGGTGATCGTTGCGAACTTATAACTATGTTGCCATTGTGTTTAACCAATGTTGCCTTTTCGACGTGTTCTGTTAGTAAGTGTTCGCCGTTATGCAACAGGCGGCCCTCAACAATGATCGAACGCGCGGCAGCAGTCCACCGGTTTAGTTCACGGTAGCCAACAATGGTTGCCCGTCTTAATAGGTTTGGCGGGCAGTGAACTTCCAGCGACGGCACTATAGCCAGTTTTAGGTTTGGGGCTTTAACTATTTCTGCCTCAACATGCCGCCACATTTCGGCCATAGTGTCAGCCACGAACGCGGTTACCACGTGCGTTTTTGTTCCCGATATGACAGCGCGCACGCCGTAAAAGTGGCCGCTATCCTCGCCTACCTCAATTGCTAGCACTCCGCCCGGTGGGGCTACAGCGTCAGTTTGGCAGGCTGCAAACTGCCCGGGTTCTAACCACCCAGCGGCGGCAGCAGTCCACGTATTAACCGAACTTCGTAGAAACGCGTTACGGTTCGGGGCCTCAGCCTCAGCCGCTATCACTTCCATATCGAGGGTGTACCCCAACGCTGGGTTAGCCATAGCCCACGCGGCAGGCGTCATCAAATCCATTTTGGCGGGGTCAGGTGACCACTCAGCAAAGTAAAGGCTGCCGGGTTTGCCTTCGTCAATAGTTCGTAAACCCTGTTCACGCCAACGCAACATGGCAACGCTGCTACTGTCGCCCGCTGTACTCCACATACTGCATAAAGGGTTTTTGCGTGCGCGCTGGGTAGGTAATAAACCTTGGTCTATGGCCTCAGTAGATACCGCCCAAGCCTCGTCAATTATCAGCAAATCTACGCTGTAACCGTGACCAGCGCCCGGGGTAGCCGCCCTAATATGCCAAACGCTGCCGTCGGGCATAGTTAGTTTTTGGCGGCCATAACTCCATGAAACTTCGGCCCCGCATTTAACTTCCAGTATCGGCGCCAAATAATTAAACAGCGCTGTAGCCAAATCCAATTTGTGCGCCACGCTAATAACCGTTTGCGGGGTACCTCTTTCCCGTGCCTCATTAAGCAACCAGTCGCCAAGTAGCGAGGCTATGCAAACTGTTTTACCATTCTGCCGGGCGACAGACACCAAACTAACCCGGGGCCTGCTGCCATCATCAGCAACAGCGGTTTGACCATGCAACGCGCGTACCTGCCACGGCATTAACTCGACGTCAAGCACGTCACGGGCAAACCCCAATATGCGGCTAGCGCTAGATCGTTCGCCACTGTGCGTGATCGTTTCCAGTCGGGGTAGATCGTGGCCAGTCGGCGCCAGTTCCGCCAAACCCTTATGGGATATAGAAAAGGATGAGACGGGGGCAGGAGTCGATACCCCAAAAAAACGCTGTGAGTGTTCGTGTTCTATTTCCCTTACTGGCATTGGGTTTGCGGCAGTGTATTTTCCTGCGTCACGTGCAGCCCTGTACTTGTTTCCGCGTGTTGCGTTGCATTTTCTGCAGGCGCTGACCATGTTTTCTAGTGAGTTGTCGCCGCCTCGATCTACTTCGATTAGGTGATCTGCTTCCGTGGCCGGCATGTTGCACCAATGGCAGAATGGGTTTTCTGCTAACAGTATTTGTTTGTTGCGTTTGTAGTCGGCTTGGTTGCGTGGGCGTGGGCCTTCGCGTTTACTTGGCATGGCTACTCCCGCGCTTCGCTTGGGCTACCGCGCCGCTTGCGCGGCTTGCTAATGCTGAGTAGTAGTAGTTCATCATGTCGGGTTTACCTCGGTTGGGTTGGGTTTGTTATCGGTTTGTTTATGCCGGCACCATTAAGCCTAATGCAGTAATGCCCGCCCACGGGTTGCACTCAGTCCGTTACCTAGCATTACTTACTTGGCTGATTATGTTTACAGCCCGCCTCAACGCCTTGCCTAAACCATTTCGTGTTGCATGTTTCAGGGCGCGTCGATCTACCCTCGTTACCGAGTGTTACCAACTGCCGTGCGAATGGCTTAGGTCTATGAGTTATCTAGTTCGGCTGCCATTACAAGGCGGCCTATATATTCCGCAACTTGCGGCACTACTGCGTTACCTAATCCTTTAAGTCTGTCCACCCGATTGGAAACCCCATTAACCACTCGACCCACGCTGGGTTCAGTTTTCCACCAGTTGGCGTAGTTTCGTTCACTGCTGCTACTAGCCCACGAAAGCGGTTTGGTTTCGGGTTCACGTTGCTGGCGTCGTCTGCTGTTGGTGTTGGCCACATTTGCACTGCGTCGGCCAAGTTCATTCCATGAGTTACTCCGCTGGGTGCTACCCTTCGCCCCTTGCTGTTCCATGTTGCCCCCGGGTGTTCGTTCTCTTGCGTTGTTGGGGTAGGCCACAATGATAATTCTGTCGCGTCTATGGGGCGCGCCCATTCCTGCTGCTGAAACAATACGCCATTCCGCGTCATACCCGATTTCGGCAAGTTCACCAATAACTGTGGTTCCCCCCATAGTGAGATGGCCTCTGACGTTTTCCAAAATTGCGTAGCGTGGTCGTAAGTTGCTAATGGCGTCTCTAACCCATGGCCACAAGTGTCGAGGGTCATCAGTTCCTCGTCGTTTTCCTGCGGTGCTAAAGGGCTGGCAGGGGTAGCCACCGCAAATAACGTCAGGTCTTGGCACTCTTGACCAGTCAATTTCTTTAATATTTCCATAGTTAGGCACCTCGGGCCAATGCTTTTTTAATACTTTGTTGCAGTAAGGGTCAATTTCTGACTGCCATATTATTTCCATGCCTGCACGTTCTAAACCTAAATCTAAACCGCCAATGCCACTAAAGAGGCTGCCTACTGTAAGCATTTTTATACCATCAGTTTGGTAAAGATTGCTTGTAAATCTGCAGGGCGCCAAACTACCGCTGTTTGCCCTGCTGCCTGCAAAATGTCTAACCATTGTTGCTGACCTGTAGTTAGTTTGCCACGTTGCGTTTTAAGTTCGGCATAAATAATTTGTGCTGGCAAACGTTTAATATGGTTGCCCGGGTGAACTAACACTAAATCGGGAAAACCGCTGTCGCCTTGTACTGCTGTAGCCCAACTGCCGTTAGCGCGTTGGCTTGGTAAATCGTGGTGAACTAGCCAGCCGTAACTACGTGCAAAGTTCACTATTGAGTTTTTTAGATCGCGTTCACTCATTAGGTTAGGCGTCATTGTGGACTAAAGGCCCTGCGTAATGCTTCATGGGCTAGGTTTAGTTCGTCAGTTAGGCGTTCTACCTCGACGTTTAGCGCGTGTATTTGGTTATTTAAGTCCATTACTAACGCCTGTTCGGCTGCCAGTTTGCGCGCTGTTTCCATGCTGTGTTGGCGTACGTCGCGTAAATCTTGGGCGTAACTGTAGTTAGATTTGTAGCGGGTCATTTCATTATTCCGATTACTTTTGTGGCGTCTGCTGCTGTCAGTGTTTCTAGTATTACGTCGTTTTTGCCTAGTATCTCATGGATTTTTTCTAGTAGTTCGCCTTCGTCATACTCGCGGCCTTTAGCCAATGCTTTAATAAAGTTGATTTGTTTAGCGCTAGCAAAGTTGCCGCTGGGGGCGCTTGGGTTGCCTGCAGCGCTACCCGCTTCCACTCGGCCACGCGGTGCGATTACTTCGCCCGGTGCTGCTGGGTCTTGGCGTGCCTCGATCTCATTACGGCTAGCAATACTTTTAGACACTCCGCAACCCATATACCCAAGCGCACGGCCTAGGGCGCTAGTCATACCTACCATAAACTCGCTGTTTTTTGTGTAAGGCGTTTTGCCCGGGTATGGTTCGGCTGCTGTAGCGATTGCTGGCAGTGTGTCAGTTTCATCACGCCAAACAGTAATTGTGCAACGTATAAAGCAACTGCCATCGGGCATAGATACTGTTTCGTTTACGGTTTCTTGTATGCGTAGGTTAGGCCAACGCTTGTATGCCTCAGCAAGGCGGGTTGGTACGTCTACGTAATTTTGTAAATCAAATGCCATTAGTCGGGTGTCCTTTTCTAGTCGGGTTTACTTAGTCTGTTTTACCACATAGGTATAACGCGGTTGCTGGCAGCATATCCATAGGCCATAACTCGGTTTGCGGGGTCATATAGCAGGGGGTGTGCATATCGTTTCGCCAGTGGCGTTGCAGGTTTGCCGTTTTTAGGGTGCGCCAGCCGTGCAGCCTTACCATGTTTTCGGCCTCGACTATTGCCAATACATATATGCCGGGTTTGTCGCCCGGGTGTGTTATCAAATGGCCGTTGGCGTGCCGTGTAGATCGAACTTCATAGCCTGCAACGTCGTAAGCGCTGGGGTCATATTCCGTATACCAGTAAGCCCAATTAAGGTATTTTGCTAACGCGTATTCGCCTAGCACACCGTTTAGGTTTAGCGTTTCGGGGTCTGTAACGCGTTTGTGTGCGCCGTAACGCTGTTTATATTCGCGGCTGTTGCTGCTGATCTGATCTGCTACAAGTTTGCAGCGGTCTAAATCCTCAGCGGTCAGGCTGCACCTAAACATTATTGCAGTTTCTCTAACTCGATTATGGCCAGTTCTAAAAACCGTGCGCGCACGTCATCCATGCGTAACAGGTCTTGGCGTAGTGCTTCCAGTTCACCTATCAAATGGTAAACGTGCCTGTTTACTGGTTTAGCAACGTGGTTAGGCCTAACTAAATCGTCAATAAGCGCAAACATTTTGCGCGTATGTTCAGTTATGCCAGTGTCGGGTTCTATTGGTTCCTGCATGTCGGGTGTCTTTCTGTTATCGGGTTATTGTGCTGTTTTCCATGGTAGCCAACCGCTGTTACGCCAAATGGCTAGCGCGGCTTTTGTGTTTACTGCTGGGTCAAATAACTGTTGGCAGTCGGTTAATACGCCTTGGGCCTGTAACCAGCCTTGCGGCCAGTACGTAGACGGGTTGCACCAAAACCCGTTTATTTGGTAAAGGCCATAACTACCGCCTGCAGTGTCTAGCGCGTTATATGCGTCGCTAGTGCAGCGGCTTTCGCGGGCTGCTACTTGGGCGATTGTGTCAGCCTCGCTAGCAGGCCAACCCAACACTAAGGCCAGTGACACTACCTGCAGGCAATTACCTTCGTTAAACGGGCTTACCGTCGTTGTGGTGGGCAATAGTGGGGTTGCCTCGTAAACGTACTTGACGGCTACGGGGCGGCTTGGGCCGCTGTCAGGTAGCCCGGGCATAACCCAAGCCATAAGCGACGCGGCAATAGTGCAAACAGCGCCTAGCGCCAACTTTGCTACAAATGGGGTCATGGCATTTTCTCCAACTGGTAAGGCGTTTGCCAACTGTCGCCGGCAGCAGTACGAAACGCGATTTGACTAGCCAACACTTCGAGGCTGTCAGGGTTTCTAAAAATCTGTACTAACACTTGCTGGCCGTTATCCATACGGCCTATAAAACATTCATAGGTAAACGTTTGTAGTTCGTTCATGCGTGGTAGTCCTCTTTTCGTCGGTCATAAAACCGTAGTAGCCACGTGTTACGCGGTGGGGGATACTGGCGCTAATCCTTGTAGGTATTGGGTTACGGCTGCTGGTACTTTGTCACCCGTCCAGTAAAACCAGTGCCAAGGTTCAGCCGGCATTACTTCCAATGACCAGCCGAAACGCGGGCCGTGTTCGCACATAAACTCAAACGTGGGGCCAGCCATGTTTGCATAGTCACAGGCCAAACCTAAGTTATGGCGGCTTGTGCCGGGTACTGCCATTGGTGCGTTGCCGGGTTTTAGGTAATAGTTTTTGCCTTCGTATACGCGGGGCTTTTGCCCGGGTATAACGTCAAGTGTGTAGCGCGCTAAGAAACCTTGGCGTTGCAAACTGACACTGCGGTAAGTATCGCCCGCGCTAATTGGCTTAAATTGTTTTATACCTGCAGCAAACGCGGCAGCCCTAACAGCGTTGTAAGCGTTAGCGGCCAGTGGGTGTAGTTTGCCAAACGGTTTAACCTCGACTAGCAGGCTGGCGGGCAGTTCGCCCGGCTTAACGTGTTGCAGCGAGGTAGGCAGCACCAGTTTTTTTATTGGCGGTATAGCCATTATTCGGTTGGCGGGGTTTTGCTTTTGAGGCCGTTAGACGCTACAAGGCCGGACAATGTGCCGGTCAAAAACACTAGCAACGTTGATAGCAGGTCTATTAGTTGCGCGTCTGTTGGGGCCTGTTCCATTGGCTGATCTACAAACAGCACGCCGTAAATAAACGCCATAACTGTAAACGTAAAACATACTGCCATTAGACGGCCAACAAAAACTATTAGTGCCGCGTGTTGTTGTTCAGGGGTTTTCATTATCGCACGCCGCCTTTGTAAAGCATTGGTAATTTGTGTTGGTTTTGGAAATTGTGCAGCCATTTAATACCGCCGCTATAACTGCAACCATAAAAAGCAGCGCCGCATATTTACTCAGTCGGTGCAACATGTACTGGCGCTGTAAAATCTTGCGTTAATGGGTCATAGGTGTAGCCAATGCCCGCGTAAGTTTTGTTTGGTAAATCTATAAACGTTTCAACCCATACGCCCAAATATCGTTCGGGGTTTTCTGCCATGTATTCCGAAGTTACAACGTGAACTGCTAGGACAACATTGTTGCCGTCTAGTTGTGCGAAGTATTGTGCGTTCATACCTTAAACCTTATATAAACTATGCCGCTGCCGCCTGCCGAACTTGCGCCGCTACCTGCTGCACCACCGCCGCCGCTAGCCGTGTTGGCTGCTGCCGCTGTCGAACCTGAACCGCCAATACCTGACCCGCCAGCGTTAGCGCCTGCACCACCGCCAGCCGCCTTAAACAAAGACGAACCGCCAATAAAAGTATTTACCTGAATACCAAGGCCGCCCGTACCTGTTGGGCCGTTGCCACCTACCCCGCCAGTACCACCGCCACCGCCAGCAGTACTAGAACCTGATTGACCGTTACCACCCGAAAACCCGTAAGAAGTATTTGCATACAAAGAAGTAGCGCCAGCGTTGCCCATTGAACCACCACCGCCGCAACCACCGCGACTTGCTGCCGCGTCTGACCAACCGCCACCGCCGCCACCTAAAACACCAAACGCCGTACCGATTAAACTTGGGTTGCCGTTCGTTCCGTTATTGCCTGCCGCACCGCCAGCACCGCCAGCACCCACCGTTATCGAAGTATTGGCCGCTAAATAAATTGCACCGCTTGATTGTGCAGACGCACCACCGCCGCCGCCTTGACGGCCTACCCATTCGCCGCCGCCGCCACCACCGCCGCCAAAAGCAAGATAATCAAAAATGCCAGACTTAGTTACCGTTAAAGTTCCGTCGCTAGTAAAAGTTAAAAGCGTGTAATTTATGCCGCCAACCGTAATGCTTGACGACGTGCCGCCGGTTGCTGTTCCATAAGCGCTACCCGCACCGCTAAAAAAAACAGCAGCACTAGCACTGGTAAAATAAAGCGTGCCACCCCCCCATTGTGCCAACGCTAAACTGCCAGCGGTTGTAACTGTTGCCGTACCAGCAGTAATCGTGCAAGTACCCGCGCCAATGTTCTGAATAAAAAGGCTGTCACCCGGGCTAAATAGTGACGTATTAACCGTAATCGTAGTTGCGCCTGCAGCGTTCATTTGTACGCGCTTACCTGCGTCGCTAGCCACTAGCACATAACTAGCGGTTTGTGCGTTTACAGGTACGTTAAACGTCGAATTAAGTTGCGACGCGGTTAAAACAGCGCCACTAACAAACGGGTACGGGGTAGTTGCCATATTGGGTACTTTATCCTAAAACGGGTTGCGGGTCTTGTATGTCTAGTTTGCCATAAATTGGATCGTTAAGTATGAACTCATAAACGATCACGGTAGGCGCCGTGTAGTAGGTGACCCGGTGACCGCTAACAAAATCTAGGCGGTGTTCCACGCCCTCGACCGATAATTCTTGGGCTACTTGGCCGCCGGCAATAGTGTTCGTAATCGTTATGGTGTCGCCAATATCTACTAGGGCTAGGGTTTCGCGTTGGGCCGTGGTCAGCATTAGGTAATCGGTTTGCACCGCTGTAAACGTGGCTTCGGGTTCGCCTACCAATAGGTAACTGGCGAGGGTTGCGGCGGCGGCGTCATTGTGAAGCAGGCTGTCGGTAATGCTTACCGTTTGTATTAGGTATTTGGCTTGGCTGGCTAGATCGTCAGCAACCTCAGGCACCGTAGCGCCTAAGTGCTGAATGCTGGCCCTGTTTACGATTTGGTCAGCGTTGTAGGTTATGCCCAAATTGTTATATGGAATGTTTGTGCCGTCGTCGTGGAAGTCTGCAACGCTGCCGCTGAGAGTATTACCTATCCTCGGGTCAAAGTTCAGCACCCCCGTTCTTGACATAAAAACGCGACCCTGTTCGGCCTGCTGTATTTGATTTAAGTAGGCCTTTACGTTGGTACCTTCGGGCACGGTGTAGGCCGAGGCGCCGCCCAATGTTTGGGTGCCAGTGTTTATGTTGCGACTAAGTGCCGGGTAATTAACTTCGGGTAGATCGAGTACAGCGGTAAGGCGGGCGCTAGACAGTTCCTCGGAAACGTTAAACTCGGCAAGGCTGGTTTGCGCCAGTAGGTAGAAATCGTCTGCACAATAAACGGTAACTGTATTATTTCCGCCCAACTCGTACGAATAATCATAGTTCACTATTTGCCCTACAAACAGCGTTATAAACGTGTTGGTGCTGTCGTAACGGCCTAGCGATACTCGACGCAAAGGCGCCAAGGTGAACTGCCCGGCAGGGTCTACGAACGGGCTAGACGTGTACAGCGGGTTTAGTATGCCGTTGGCTAGTGTGTCGTCAAGGGTAAACGACATTGTGCCAGCGCTGAATTGGTCACCTATCTCGCGGCGGCCACGGTTTACCGAAACGTTTTTAGCGTATTCCAACATAGGCGCAAACTCGGTAGTGCCGTCTAAAACGTATTCGGTGTTATTTAATACGCCTTGCGTTGCTGAGTCAAGCGTGAAACCGTCAAGTATAAAACCAGTGTCTATAAATAGTTCATAGTTGCCGCTGGCAATTACTGACGTGGCCATTAGCCCACCTGTATATTTGCGGGGCCTGCTGAACGGTTATAGGCGCGGATACTGTTTACTACCGCTTGCCCTACTTCGGCGCTAGTAGCAAGGCCGCCCGTAACGTTTACGGTAAGGCTTGCGAAATCCTCATAGCCTTGGCCCGGGCGTTGAGGTATTACTCGGCCTACTGGTTGCGGGCTGATTGCTTCCGCAAATCCTGCGCCTATGCCTTTAATGTCAGGCAACTTAATACCCTTTTGCCCCAACTTGGCTTGGGCTGCAGCAAACGCCGCCTCGACGCCCTGCAAATAAGATTGGGCGTTAGAAACGCCGGCACCGTACCATTGGCTAGCGGCTGACTGACCGATAGTAAACGCGGCCTGTTCGGCTGCCATCACTAGGGCGTTAGTTTCTTGGATTGCTGTAGCGCCGCCCTTAATAAGTTCGGCTGCAATAGCCGCGCCGCTTTCGCCGCCTGCGTCGAGTACAGCCTGCAACGCTTCTTGGGATAGTCCTAACTGCAACAGCGTTTTGACGTCTTGGCCGTACTTAACAATACCTGCTACCTGATCTCGTAAACCTTGTAGAAACCCGGCGCCTGTTTCGTCGCCTGCGTCTTTAGCGTCTTGGAAACTAAACGCGTCTTTAATGCCGTCGCTAACGTTTGTAGCAAAATCGTTAAACGCCTCTTGCGCTTCGGCTAACTGGGTTTGCGCGTTGGCTAGTGCGTCTGCCAAATATGTTTTAAGTGCGTCGCTGGCCTCTTTAACGCGTTCAGCCATTTTCTTAGCCTTATCGGATACCCCGCCTATAGCAGTGTCTACTTCCTCAATGGCTGGGGGCAGTGGCGTTAGCGAACCGCCAAACGTGCGATTACCTTCCACGGCTGATTTGGTGGCGTTTTTGTAAACCATAAACGCGCCAGCAGCAACTACTAGCCCGGCAGCAATAGCGGCAGCACCTACGCCCAACGTTAGGGCCGTGTTGGCAGCGGCAGCGCTGGCAGCCAGTGACCAGTTCAGCGCCGTGGTTACTACGGTTACCGCGTTAGCGATAATTTGCGCTGCCTTAAATCCGATAAGCGCGGTAGATATTGCGGCTATAGCAGTGCCGACGCCTAACAAAATCCCTGTATGGTCAGCAGCCCAATTACCAAAGTTAATTAGGTACGGCAACACTTCCATAACAGCAGGCAATAACGCCATGCCTATACTTTCCTTGGCTTCGTCAAGTGCCACGTTAAGGCGCTTAAATTGCCCTTGCGCGGTACCTGCTGCAACAGCGGCTTGACCACCAAACGTTTTAGCCATAGCAGCCATAACTTCATCGAGGCTGGCACCGTCTTTAATCATTTTCTTTAGTTCAGGCGACAGCAGGCCTAACGCTTTATAGTTGCCGCCGTACGCTTTCGCTAGCGCGTCACTAACCGAACCTAAATCCTTGCCCGTGCCGGCTGAGATATCCATAGCAAGTTTTAGGCCGTCGGTTGCTGCCGTTACGTCTTGGGTTACTCGAACCAGTGACGCAAACGCTGGGCGTAGTTCATCATCAGCAACGCCAGTAGCCAGCGACATTACCGATATTTGTTCCTCGATTGCGGCTATTTGGCTGTCGGTTGCGCTAGTAACGTTTTGTAGGGTTTTGGCTAATATCGCTTGCGCGGCGCTGTCCTCTACGGCGGCTTTAATGCTGTACCCGGCAGCAACAGTAAGCGCGCCCATAGCGGCAACCGCTGGCAAAAACGCTTTACCTGCTATATAGCCCGCTTTTTGCGACGTGGTTTCTAGCGCCTTTAGTTGGGTGATTGCTTGCTGAAACCCTTTGCCTTCGAGGCTGCTGATTATCGGTATGTTAATTGCCATGGCGTGTTACCAGTTTTCGGTTTGTCTTTTCCATAACAGTATCTACGATTTGCATAACCTTTTCGGTGACTGCCTCGCGGTTATTTTCTACCGCAATATCTACAGCGCGGGGCTGGCCGCCTACTTCCACGTCAAGGTTTGTTACAAACGTGCCCTGAGTTTGTGCCCCGGCATGGTCATAAATTGCGCCTGCAGCGTCAGCCTGTTGGATAACCATAAGTTGGTAAGGCTTAGAACCGTAAACCACTTGGCTGGTATAACGGTTGCCTAGATCATCACTACGGTTAAAGTTTACGTAGCGTTCCTTGCTAGCCCGTACGCCTACTTTTACCTTAAAACCTTTTTGTACCTGATCTGTTTTCCAACTGGTATTACGGCCTTTAATTAAATTGCCGCGAACCATGCCCGACAGCGGCGCCCCGTTTTGTTTGCTGTTATCAAAATGGGCAACCATGCTACGCGCTTCGCTAACGATCTGCTGGCCAGCGCCGCCGATCTGTTTAGTTACTTCGCGCCTGTACTTGTTATCAAAATCGTTTAACTCTTTTAGCGCCTCTTTAATACCGTAGATTTCGGGGATAGCCGCGCGCGCAACCATTACCTACCGCCGCGTTGCTTATTCAGTATTTCTATGGTGGCGTTCATATCGTCTAACTCGAATGATAGTTCACTAGGCCAAAAACCTGTTGCTACTAAGATTTCGGCAAGTGCGCGGCGCACCGTGCCGTTTAGGCTTTTGGGTCAGCGGCCTCGACTACCTCAATAGACGCCAGCGAACTAATGAACTGGTCAAGGTTGCCCGGTACCGTGGTACCTGTAGCGCGTGTTGCTTCGTAGCAAAGATACGCCAAATCCTCAACGCCTACGCCTTGCGCCATTTCTGACGCCTTACGCCTGTACTTGCGTTCCCAAGCAACCACCGTACTTAAATTGGTGGTAACCGTGTTTGTCGTGCCGTCGTTAAACGTTGCTTTAAGTGTTAATTGCATTGTGCCTGCCTTTGTGTCGGGCCGTTGCCGGCTTTAATTAAACTTCGACTACTGAGTAAACGCCGCCTGTAAAGGTAACGCTTACGGTACCCAATGCGCCTAGTGCCATTGTGTAAGGGATCGCTTCCAAGTATGCGCCTGTAAGGGTCATGGTTGGGTTGGTAGCAGTGCCGGGGCTGGTTGCTGACGGTGACCACGAAACGGTTACCGAGGTGCCTACCAATGCTTTAAGCGTTGCGTAAGTTTCCGAAGCGGCAAACGACGCGTACAAATCAAGTTGCAGCGTGGAGTTTTCTAGGCCAGCAGTGTAACTGCGTGACGTTGTGCCAAACGCGGTACTTTCCAGCGCCTCAATAGTGCGCGTAAAAACCAAACCTTGGCACTGATCCTGCAAAGAAACTGCGTTCACGGTCACGTTCGGATTGCTGAGATAAGTTGAGGTTGCCATAGTAGTTAGTCCTTTGGTGTGTTCTTGCTATTAGTTTTAGCAGGTTTTGGGGTTTCATTTGTGGATTGCTTTAATAGGCCGCCCTCGACTAGGGCCGCTACGTTTATGCCGTTGGCGGCTGCACTTTCGGCGTCATATTCTGTGCCGGGTTCGCCTAAGCGTGGGCTAATAATCGTGTAAGGCATTTGGTTTCCTAACTGGTTTGGGCTTGCATTTCTATAGTTAAATCGTAGGCGGGCATTTCGGCCCCACCGATAACAGCAATAGTAGGGCGGCCAGCGGTTACGGCAACGTTTTTACCTACTACCAAACTTGCTAGGTGCATTAGGTTTCGTTGCGCGTCAAGGTTGCCCGGGCCAAGGGTAATTAGGCGCACCGTGTAGGTCAGTTGCACTATGTTTCCGCCGCCGCCATAAACCACAAAACTAGGCGCGTCTATGAACGCACAAGGCGGCACAAGGTTACGGGGGTCTGTTACTACCTGCAGCCCTGTAACCGTCGTTAGCGTGGCTGCTAGATCGTCTAGCGCCTCATTAAACAGATCGGTGTAGGCAACAGGCATTAGGCAACCTGTGGCCGTGGTATGCCTAACAGCATTTTAATAGCCGGGCTGAGGCCTACCGAACTGCCAGCGGCCATACCGTCAAACGCTGCAAAGTCTGTTACCGCGCCACGCTGCCTGTAAAAGAAACCGCCAAGGCTGATCGTGCCAAGGGTTACCTGCCCATTAGGCGACGTGGTAAGGCTGTCTATATAGCCTGCCTCTTGACGTCGAGTAAACGCAAGGCTATTAGCAGCCAAAGCGCATTGGGTTAAGAATGTCGTATCAAGTGCCGACGCTGTACCAATACCTAACCAGTCTTCTATTTGCGTGGCCGTAATCCACGTGCAAGTTTCGGTAAACGTAATTGTGCCGCTGGCAGCGCTGCGTTGTACGTTGTTTCCCGTGCATGAATATAGAACCTGATTAGGTACCGGTACTTCGTAATCGTAAAGTAAATCACCGTACTCGTCTACGCCAATAAACAAATACTCAGGTATAGCCCGAACGGTGAACGTGCCGTTAAAAGGTACGCCAACTGTTGCAACTGTAAAACTGCCGCCTACTACTAAATCGTTTGGCGTGAGGGTTTGCAGTACTGCGAAATTGTCCAGTAACTGTTTATGGGTGACCGAGTAGACGGCCATAACTGGCCTACCTTTCGGTTATCAGACGAACTTAACGAACTTGGTTGCGTCTGCCATGAACGCGGCTGCGTAGCCACGGTAGGCAATAGTGCGGCCAAGTGTGCTTGGTACGTCTACCGAGATAGCGCCCTTTTGCTGTTCGTAGAACTCGAACCCTGCTGCTGGGCCTGCTGCGTGTCCCATGAATGAACCGGGTGCGTGCTTGTCTACTACAAGTACCAAACCAAGCGGGTTACCGTTCCATGAGTTGGCTGACAGTTCGCCCGGTGCGTTCATAGCGCCGATCTGTGGGAATACTGGGCGGCCTGTGCTGTCTACCAATGAACCCAACGCTGCCCACGTACCCGGTGTAACGAACATATGGGTAGGTAGGTAGTTGCTGGTTTGGCTAATTTGACGGGCGCCATCATAGATAGCGGCGATCCAGTCGGCAGGATCTGAAGTGTCGGCTACTGATGAAGTTTGTGTAATTGCTGCATGGCAAGTATCTACTGCATAGTTATCAGTTGCTTGGCCGTAAGCGATTGCCAACTGGTTTAACACAATGTTAATCGAGGCTGGGTCAGTCCAGTCTAAATCCTGTTCAGACATTGTTACAAATGTTCCAAATGTCAATTTGTTTACGTTGTTATTAGCAACGGTAACAGTGCTTGGGTCAAGTTGGTTTAGTTGGCCCGTTGGCTGCTGTGTTACTACTGGGCGTACCGTAATGACTGGGCGGCGGAATGTTGCGCCGCTTTGTGGCATGGCCTTAGCACCAATAGCGCTAACAAACGGTCTGATCGGGTTAAGCGAATCGTAGACATTTGTGGTCAGCACTTCTGGTAACAGGCCGGGGGTGTCAGTGGTAGTAATGTTTGGCGCTGCTGCCTGAATACGTGCGTTCATTTCGGCAAGTACGCCGCCGCCCTGAATTGTTGCAGCGATAAACTCGCTAGCCGATGGCAACTTAAAATTGCGTGGCTGCGCGTACAATGGCTGGGCCATTGGTGCGGCTTCGATAACGGCTGGGGTTTCTACTGGGTTTGACATTTCGTTATTCTCCTCTACGGGTTCCTGTTTATCATTTAACTCTACTTCGTCGGGCTGTTGGTGGATACTGGCGGCCACTCGATCTACTGACGCGCCAGCAAACGCACCGAACGGCACGAGGCTTAATTCTTGCCACTGGGCGGCCTCGATCACCATTACGCCTTCAGCGTCGTAACTAAACTTTGTGGGGTTTACGCCTACGGATACTGCGTCTAAAACGCCGTCAGCGGCCAGTACTAGCGCTTCGTTTCCTAGCGTGGTTTCGCTTATGCGGGCTTCGTACATCATGCCGCCGGGTGTGTCTACCATAGCGGTTACCAAACCTACGGCCTGCGTGCTGTCATGGCCCAAATATAATTTGGGCATTTTGCCGCCAGCGTCAAGGCTGCCCGGCATAAACATAACTTTAGTGCCGTCGCTTACCGTGGCTTGCACGTTGTACGGCAAGGCAAGGCCCGCCAGTGTGCGGCGTGGCATGCCGTCGGGGCCTGCCGCGTCGAGTGTTAATTCTTGCTGAGTTAGTTTAAGCATTGGGCATTACTCCAGTTTCGGCAGTGTCGTAGTTTTCGTTTTCTTTTTCCATCAAATAGTTTTCGCTTAGGTAGTCCTCTATATCAAACTTTACGTACGTGCCGCGCGGTAGCACGTTATCTGCGCTTAGCGTTTCGCTAATACAGTCCATAAACAATTTGGCGCCAAACATATATAAATCTTGCCGCGCTTGGGTGCTGTTTTGGTATGAGTAACTACCAGTTGCTACACCTAACAAATATGGCGGGCAGTTTGCTAGCCGGGCTATTTCTAGTGCCTGATATTCTGAGGCCTCAACCAGCATTTGTTTACTGGGGTCTGTAGTGGTTTCGGTGTAGGTAACAAACTCATTTAATGCGGCAACAGTGTTCGTAAGTCGTGCGGCCTCGAAACTTTGCGACAGTTGTTGCAGTTCCTCGCCGCTTAATGGTTCGCCGCCAACTTGGCGCAATACGCCGTTGGGCAGTGAGTTAGCAGCAGATCGCAACCGGGCGCCTTCGAGTTTAAGCGACGTTAAAACAGCGTTAGGGCTAGTAAATAACAAACCTTGGATAGGGCTAATAAATTGCACGACGTCGCGGTGGTCTACTGGCAACCCGCTAAACATTATTTGTTTAGACGGTGCAAAGAAAACGGGGCCTGCCTGATCCTGCGTTAATACCATGGCGCTAGGCATACGCTGAAACGCGCTAGGGAAACCGTCAGCAGTGCGCGCGGTGATCGCTAAAAACGCCCGCTGAGTAAAAAAAAGATCATCAAATAACCACGCAAATAGTGTGCTGTTTGGTAGCGCTGGGTCAAGGCGACGCAACCAACTACGCGGCGCTATATCTACCTCTTCCATTTCTTCGCCGTTCCACATTTCGTTATACATTTTTAGTGGCGTGCAACCAATGACACTTGCCAACAGATCGCGCGCCCGGGTAATGGCCGGCACACTCATAGCGCGTTGGCGTGTGTTGCCTTGCGTAAACGCATAAAAGTTATCGAGTTGCGACATACCGACATTACTGCCGGCGGCGGCCTTTACTACAGGTTCGCGGCTGTCAGCGGTAGCACGTGTAAAAAGGCCCATAGGTTTAGTTTGCCATATCTAGTAAAAGTTTGGTGGCACTGACTAGGCCCGATCAGTTCCCGACGAAAAGACTAGGTAACTTCCAGCCAGTGCCAAACCAATACTAGCCAGCAGCGCTAACTATTATGGGTTTGCCCATAGCGGCAGGTTTGCCGGCTAAGGCAACAGCAAACACTAAACAGCGTGCCATAGAGATAGGCCCGGGTGATCGTTGCGAACTTATAACTATGTTGCCATTGTGTTTAACCAGTACCGCCTTTTCGACGTGTTCGGTTAGTAAGTGTTCGCCGTTATGCAATAGGCGGCCCTCAACAATGATCGAACGCGCGGCAGCAGTCCAGCGGTTTAGTTCACGGTAGCCAACAATGGTTGCCCGTCTCGATAGGTGAGGCGGGCAGTGAACTTCCAGCGACGGCACTATAGCCAGTTTAAGGTTTGGCGCTTTAACTATTTCGGCCTCAACATGCCGCCACATTTCGGCCATAGTGTCAGCAACGAACGCGGTTACTACGTGAGTTTTTGTTCCCGATATGACAGCGCGCACGCCGTAAAAGTGGCCGCTATCCTCGCCTACCTCGATTGCTAGCACTCCGCCCGGTGGGGCTACAGCGTCAGTTTGGCAGGCTGCAAACTGCCCGGGTTCTAACCAGCCAGCAGCGGCAGCAGTCCACGTATTAACCGAACTTCGTAGAAACGCGTTACGGTTTGGGGCCTCAGCCTCAGCGGCGATTACTTCCATATCGAGGGTGTAACCCAACGCTGGGTTAGCCATGGCCCACGCGGCAGGGGTCATTAAATCCATTTTGGCGGGGTCAGGTGACCACTCAGCAAAGTAAAGGCCGCCCGGCTTGCGTTCGTCAATAGCCCGTAAACCCTGTTCCCGCCAACGCAACATGGCCACGCTGCTACTATCCCCCGCCGTACTCCACATACTGCACAAAGGGTTTTTGCGGGCGCGTTGGGTAGGCAAGAGGCCTTGGTCTATGGCCTCAGTACTGACCGCCCACGCCTCATCTATTATCAGCAAATCAACGCTGTAACCGTGACCAGCGCCCGGGGTAGCAGCCCTAACATGCCAAACGCTGCCATCAGGCATAGTTAGTTTTTGGCGGCCATAACTCCACGAAACTTCAGCCCCGCATTTAACTTCCAGTATCGGCGCCAAATAATTAAACAGCGCTGTAGCCAAATCCAATTTGTGCGCCACGCTAATAACCGTTTGCGGGGTACCCCGTTCCCGTGCCTCATTTAGCAACCAGTCGCCAAGTAGCGAGGCTATGCAAACTGTTTTACCATTTTGCCGGGCGACACTAACCAAACTGACGCGAGGCCTGCTGCCGTCA